AGGCAGCTACCGATAATCTTAGGTCGGAGCTTTCGGAATTCACCTGGCGTATGATTGCCGAATCGACTCTCTGCAATTGGCAGGGTCGAGTTGCGACACTCGCGGAAACTCCCTATTTCCTTTTAGGCACAAAGTGCCTCACAAAGCACCAGCTCCACTATGGGCATGGTGCCGACGAGGTGGTCGTCGATCAAACTTGGGGGCAGCTAATGGGCTCCCCAATGTCGTTCCCAATCCTTTGTATCGTCAACGCGGCAGCTTCGTTAGTAAGCATAGGTCAGCATCTTCGCAAGTGCACCCGAATGAGGGTCAACGGCGACGACATAGGCTTTATCGCTAACAAAGTTTCGTATGCTACGTGGAAATATGTGACAAAGGTATGCGGTTTGGAGTTTTCTCTCGGAAAGAATTACACTTCCCGGGATTTCTTAATAATGAACTCTGAACTTCGCAGGCCGCCGAAACAGGCGGCTGGGGATGGCACTATCCGTGTGCCGGTGTCAGAACGCGTGTTTGACGCCGATTCTGAAGAGTGGAAGGAAGTTGTCCATTTCGAGACCAGACAACGTCCGTGGAAATTGGAAGGCTTTTTGAATCAGTCCGTGATCTACGGTACTGTGAAGAAAGGCATGGATGCGGGATCTAAGAAAGATCTCCTTTGGACAGACCTGGAGAGCCTCAGTCATGAGGTTCTCAGAGGGATTCCCGACAGTTATCAGGAAAGAATGCTCCATAAATTCCTTTCCGCCCAAAGGGGGGTGATTCAAACACTTCCTGGAGGGTGCAACCTGTTCTTCCCAAGAGACTTGGGTGGGGCAGGGGTTGCTGTGCCTGCGGGACGAACGATAGAGGACATGGCGAAATCTTCCTTTACTGGAAGGGCCGAAAAGCCTATCATCTGCCTTTACGCGGATGAGATGAGTCAACTTTGTCCTAATCACGACGAACTAGATCGCAGTCGGAAAATTGCCGCATACCTTGCGTGCAACAACCGGGCTCGATTGGGTAAGAGACCCACGCCACAGCGGGCGTTGTTCGGTGATGTTCGTTCGATGTTCAAGGAGATCCAAAAGATTTCGGATTCTCAAGTTCCTCGAATGTTGCGACCCAAACCACTTCGACGCGAGCAGCATACCATGTTGGGAGGTACGACTATGTTTGGTTATCTTCTACGTGGTCTTTCGGGACGCGAAATAGACGGAGGTCAAGTACCCGACTCCTCCGTGGGGATGACGCGCACAACGGACATGATAGCGGGAGCCCTTAATCGG